AAAAGACACTGAAATAAAAACAAGAATAATAAAACAGTATTTGCCTATAATGAATAAATTAATGAATAAACATCTAAAAGCGATGGAATTTTTTGTTAATTTTAACATCAATGAAAATTTTGAAGAAACAATAAAATCAAGACATCGTGATGATTTTAGTTATTCTAATTTTTCTGAAGGTGAAAAAATGAGAATTGATCTTGCATTATTGATGACTTGGAGACAAATCGCAAAGATGAAAAATTCTACAAATACTAATTTATTGATTTTAGATGAAGTATTTGATTCTAGTTTAGATTCTGTAGGCACAGAAGAATTTTTAAAATTAATTCAAGAGATGGGAAATGAATCTAATGTATTTGTGATTAGCCATAAAGGCGAACAATTGTTTGATAAATTTAGAAGCATAATTAAATTCACAAAAAAGAATAATTTCAGTAGGATTGAAAAATGAGCGAAATAATAAAATTTAATACAGAAGAGTTAGCAAAAGTAAATCCAACACCACCAGTTCAAGTTAAAGTATTTGATCTTGTAGGTAAAGATAATCCAATTTTAAAAGAGATTCTTCCTGAATTTAATTTTGATCAACCAGGTGTCGATCCAAACGAATTTGCGTCATCGTTAGTAGAAACTTGTAAATTACATCGCGGAATTGGTCTTTCTGCTAATCAATGTGGTTTTAGACATCGTGTATTTGTAATGGGTGCAAATGACGATTATGTTGCATTTTTTAATCCAAAAATTTTAGGTAAATCAGAAAACGAAACACACATGATAGAAGGTTGTTTATCATTTCCTTTTCTAGGTCTTAAAATCACAAGACCAGAAAGTATACACGTAGAATATCAAGATTTTAATGGTGTCAAGCATGAACAAACATTCTATGGTCTATCTGCTAGAGTTTTCCAACATGAATATGATCATCTTGAAGGATTAATATTTTTAAATAGAGTGAAGCCATTAGCTTTACAAATGGGACTAAAAAAACAAAATAAATTAATTAGAAAAATTAGAATTAAATAACTCTTTTTTGTTTTTTAAAGTTTTTTTCATTGATTCTGATCTTTTTTTCAATGCTTCAGTCGAAGGTACTTTGCCTTTTCTAGTTTCTGACATCTTTAATATATGTTCTTTAGATTTCGGTTTATTTTTAAGTTTTTTTGAAATTTTAATTTTTGTTTCTTCTGTTGTAATTCTACCAAGAGAGCCCTCGCCACCTAAAGTTTCGTTATAACCATTTTTATATGTATCATATAATTTTATAAAATATGATTCCATAAATTTTAAAGTGTGTTCGCCATCTTTAGATTGATATATAATTTCCCATATAAAATTTTCTGGTTTATATTTTCTTAAAGCGTAATAAAATGTTTGATTTCTTGTATTCAAATAATAAATATGATTCTTTTGTCGGTTTGGCCAATTTGAATCAAAACCAATGTAAGATTTACCGTTAATTATGTTGGTAGCTTTATATATAGAATATATATTTGACATAAGCTGTGTCCTTGTGATATAATTTGACATAGAGTAGATAGATGTTGATAGCATCGTGATCTACATATATTTATAAAACAAAATAAGCTTCTCAAAAAAATCAAATTGAGATAGGAATTTTCATGGAATACAAAACTTTTATTAGTAAAGATTCAACTTTATCTAAATTTTTAGATGATGAAGATGATATCATTGATGACGGTTCAGATGATGATTGGAAAAAACACTGGGTTGGAATGCCAGAATTCAATCAAGAAAAAAATCCACCATTTAAAAAATTATATCTGAATTTTAGAAATCAAGAAGATTATGATGTGTTTGCTAAATTGATAAATCAAAATCTTTCAGATAAAACAAAAAGCATATGGTATCCAAAATTAGAAAGAGACGAAAACACTCTAAAGCGATGGATAGAAGTTGATGAATAATCCAAGCTATCCAGTATACATCATATCTAAAGGTCGTGCTGATAGTAGATTAACGAGTAAATCTTTAGAACGCATGAAGGTGCCGTATTACATTGCAGTTGAGCCGCAGGAATACGAGCAATACGCTGCTGTGATTGATCCTAAAAAAATTCTAACATTACCATTCAGCAATCACGGTCTTGGTTCTTATCCAGCTAGAAATTGGTGTTGGGATCATTCAATTTCTATAGGCGCAAAAAAACATTGGATTTTAGACGATAATATTTCTGATTTCTATAGATTAAATGAAAACGAAAGAATTCGTGTCGAATCTGGCGCAATATTTAAGGCAGCGGAAGATTTTACTGATAGATACGAAAACATTAAAATTTCAGGCTTTCAATACAGATTTTTTATATCGCCAAATTCAAAATATGCACCTTTTACGCTCAACACACGAGTATATTCTTGTTTGTTGATCGATAATACATGTAAACGCAGATGGCGTTTAAAATATAACGAAGACGTTGATATTTGTATTCAAGTATTAAAAGACGGAGATTGCATATTATTGTTTAATGCATTCTTACAAGGTAAATCAGCAACGCAAACCGTCAGTGGTGGCAACACACAAGAGCTTTATGGTAATGGCACATATGATAAATCAAAGATGTTAGTTGATGCTCACCCAGATGTTGCTAGATTGGTCTGGCGATATGATAGATGGCATCATCATGTAGATTACAGTTCTTTTAGAAAAAATAAACTTATAATGAAAAAAGATATTGTATTACCTACTGGAATAAACAACTACAATATGAGATTAATAAAGGATTTTAAACAATAAAATGGAAAAATTTATTGATAAAATAAATAAAGAACATCTTAGAGAATATTTACAAAAATGTTCCAATGTAGTTAATATAGATAAAGATTTAGCATTTGATACAACATTAAACTATATTAAAAAACATAATGGTCTTAATATTTCAGAAAATGATATGATAAAAATCATAAATTTGGAAAATAAATGGTATAAATCAATAAAAGAAAATAATCCTGATTATTCTGTTTATTCTGATCCATATTATTTTTGTGAAACTTGGTTATGTTGGATAAAATATTCAAGAAGATATCTAAAAGAAATACAATCTAAAAAATCATTGTTTAACAAAAGCATATGTGATGATATGTCAAATGTTAATGTTATACTTGATCTAGGATGTGGTTCAGGCTATACAACTGGCGCATTAAAAGAAATATTTGTTGACTCTAAAGTATATGGGACTAATATTGAAAATACTAACCAGTATAATTTTGCAAAAGAATTGGGTAAAAATAACAATTTTAATATAATAGGCTCTCACAATAACATAAAATGCGATTTAATTTTCGCATCTGAATATTTTGAACATTTTAAAAATCCAATAGAACATTTAATAGATATTTTAATGAATTGTAATCCAGAATATATGATAATAGCTAATACGTTTACACAAAAAGCAATCGGTCATTTTGACAATTATGTTCATAATAATAAAAATTATAATGGAAAACAAATAAGTAAATTATTCAATTCTACTTTAATTAAAGAAGGATATGAAAAGGTTAAAACAAAATGTTGGAACAATAGACCAATGTATTGGAAGAAAATAAAATATAATCAACTACCTATTTGACTTTGATCTTGTTATGATTTATAATAGATGTATTATTCACACAAATTGAATTGACAATGGAGTAACTATGGAAATTAGTATAAAAACAGATGAATTAAAAACAAAGAGTTTATTTGTAGCAACGCCTATGTATGGTGGTATGAATCACGGTTTGTACATGAAAGCATGTTTAGATTTGCAAGGTATGTGTATTCAATATGGCATTCAAGTTAAATTTTCGTTTTTGTTTAACGAATCATTAATTACTCGTGCAAGAAATTATCTAGTTGATGAATTTATTCATCGTTCAGATAGCACTCATCTTTTATTCTTAGATTCAGACATTAGTTTCAATCCTCAAGATGTTATTGCAATGTTAGCTTTAGATAAAGACGTAATCGGCGGCCCTTATCCTAAGAAAGCAATCAAGTGGAGTTCAATCAAAAAAGGGATTCAAAAACATCCAGATATCGATATAGGAATGCTTGAGAAATTAGCTGGTGATTTTGTATTTAATCCAGCAAAAGGAACTGCGGAATTCTCAGTTTCAGAACCACTTTCTGTATTAGAAATTGGTACTGGTTTTATGATGATCAAACGTAATGTTTTTGAAAAAATGACGGATGCTTATCCATCAATCAAATATAGACCAGATCATGTTGGTCAAGCCAACTTCGACGGTTCACGTTATATTCATGCTTTCTTTGATACAGTTATTGATACAAAGGATTCAATTACAGGCGGCGGCTCTGATCGTTATTTGTCAGAAGATTATATGTTCTGTCAAATGTGGCGCAAAATCGGTGGAGAAATCTTCTTGTGTCCATGGATGAGAACTGCACACATTGGAACATATCATTTCCAGGGTGATATGCCTGCTGTGGCAAATTTTGTGGGTGAGATGTAAAACACTCGTTTATTATAAATACTCTTGTAAATAATAATTTATAGGAGTATTTTTTATGAACACAAAAGAAAAATATGGTTTTGTTTATATTTGGTATGATAAAACAAGAAAAATGTTTTATATTGGATGTCACTGGGGTTATGAAAACGACAAATATATATGTTCTTCCAATAGAATGAGGGATGCTTTTAGAAGAAGACCTTTAGATTTCAAACGAAGAATATTGGAAACTAATATATCAAACAAATCATTGTTATTAGAAAGAGAATATTGTTGGTTACAGCAGATAAAAAATGAAGAATTATCTAAAAAATATTACAATGCAACAAATAAAAAGTTTGGACATTGGTTTGAAACTCAAGATAAATCCGGCATAAATCACCCAAGATACGGGAAACCATTTTCTGAAGAAACTTTAAAGAAAATGAGCGAATCCCATAAAGGACAAATTCCTTGGAACAAGGGTAAGACTGGAATTTATTCTGAAGAAACTAGAACTAAAATTAGTGAAGCTCATAAAGGAAATGAATACCATAAAGGTAAATTACATTCCGATGAAACTAAGAAAAAAATGTCTGAATTAAAAATTGGAAAAGAAACTTGGAACAAGGGTAAGACTGGAATTTATTCTGAAGAAACTTTAAAGAAAATGTCTGAAAATTCTATGGGTCAATTAGCATGGAATAAAGGTAAAAAATGTCCTCAATTAACAGGAGATAAAAATGGCGCAAAAAAATTAAAAGGAAAGACTTGGTTTTTTAACAAAGAAACTAAAAAAAGAGAGTGGACTTGATGTATAAATTGTGGTACAATATATTTTGTTTATAATATGGAAAATTTTAATGAATGAAACCAAACTAACAAATCCAAAAGACATGGTAGGAATTAGAAAAGCTCCCATGTCAACTGTACCAGCAAATGTTGTAGCTGAAGTTGGTGTTGCAATGCTCGAAGGTGCGTCAAAATACGGTCGTCATAATTACAGAATTGCAGGTGTAAGAGCTTCTGTATATTATGATAGCACAATGCGACATCTAATGAGTTGGTGGGAAGGTGAAGACATCGACCCAGATAGTGATTTGTCACACATAACAAAAGCAATCACTAGTTTAGTTGTTCTTCGGGACGCTATGTTACAAGATATGTGTACAGATGATAGACCACCAAAGTCTAAAGATTTTTATCAAACTCTTAATACTATAGCTTCAAATACAATTGATAAACATTCTGATAAGACACCAAGACATTATTCTATACAAGACACTGGTCTAAAAATATAAATTATAATGGAGAAATATATGAAATTAACAAACGAAACGCTAGAAATTCTTAAAAACTTTTCTATAATTAATAACGGAATTCAGTTCAAAAAAGGTAAAGTAATTAAAACTATTTCACCTGCAAAAAACGTATTGGCTAGAGCAGAATTAAAAGATGAATTTTCTCAAGATTTCTGTGTGTACGATTTAGGTAGCTTTTTGAACGTTCAATCTGTTCATAAAGATGCTGACATTTCTTTTAAAGATAAAAACATTATTTTTGAAAGTGGTAGAAGTATAACACAGTATAGAATGGCAGAACCAACAACGATTCAAATACCGCCAGAAAAGAATATATCACTAGGCGATCCAGACTGTTCATTTTCATTGTCAAAAGAAGATTATGAATTAGCACTAAAAGTATCTTCAATACTTTCTTCACCAAATGTTGCATTTAATTCTGATGGAAAAACAATTAAAATAGTTTGTTACGACTCAAATGATAATTCAGCACACACAAATTCAACTATAATCGCTGAAGGTAATGGAAAAACATTCAATTGCGTTTTGAAAGTAGAAAATTTTAAAATGATTGTTGACGAATATGACGTTGAAATTTCATTTCAAGGCCCAATTCATTTTAAAAACAAAACTGGAACAATAGAATATTGGATTATGTCGGAAGCTAATTCTATATTTGGTGAATAATATGTTAGTTTCTCTTACTGAATTCAAAACTAGTAATCCAATTACCATTAATGTTAATAATGTAGTTTGTGTATTTACGGGCATTGATCCAATTTCAAATACAGAAACGACATTCGTAAATATGATTAATGGAAACATTGCAGTTAGTCAAACATATGATTACGTTATTACTTCGATAAAATGTGCATTTGATAATTCATGAAAACAGAAGAAGAAATTAAATTATTTTCAGATAAGACAAAAGAGATTGCACAAAAGCATGTTATTTTTGTGCAATCTATAGGATTAAATCCAACACAAGATCAATTAGAAGCAATAAAAAGATCGGAAGAAGAAACAATAGAAGAAATGAAAAATCATTTATTTTCTTATATTGGCTATAATTCCTCAAAATAATGGAGATTTAAATGACAGTACAAACACTATTTGGCACATTTACTGATGAACAATTAAAAGCTCTAAAAGGCAACATTGACGAAATGTTAGTTGTCATGAGTAAACAAGATTCATTAAAAAATGAAATGAAAGATATCATAGATGCATCTTTTGATTCTCTAAAAATTCCAAAGAAAATTATACGTAAAATGGCAAAAGTAAAATATAAGCAATCATTTGAAGAAGAAGTTGCAGAGTCAAAAGAATTTGAGGCTTTGTTTGAGAGCATTTCTGGTAAAATAGATGAATGAAAAAAATTCATCAATAACTCATGTCGTTTCACCTCGTTGCGTGGGGTATTGGGAAATCAATCCAAATTTGTTGATATCATGCACAAACAAACCAAAATGGTTACATAGAAAATTTATTAAATTTTGTTTTGGTTGGAATTGGGTTGACGGTAGGTAGTTTTTTTAATTTTTTATTATATTATGAGGCATTTGAATGGAACATATTTTATGGACCGAAAAATACAGACCAAATAAAGTAGAGGATTGTATTTTACATGATTCTATTAAATCTACATTTCAAGAATTTGTAAACCGAAAAGAGATACCAAATCTTATTCTTTCCGGCACAGCAGGCGTTGGTAAGACTACAATTGCTAAAGCACTATGCAAAGAGGTCGGTTGTGATTATCTTGTCATAAATGGTTCTGATGAAAGACGATTAGATGACATGAGAAACAAAGTTAAAAATTATGCGACTGCTATGAGTTTTCTCGGTGGCCGTAAAGTTATAATCATCGACGAAGCAGATAATCTAACGATTGATTCACAAAAAGCGTTAAGAGGTATAATCGAAGACGTTTCAATTAACTGCTCTTTTATTTTCACATGTAATCAAAAGAATAGGATTATAGAGCCTATTCATTCACGCTGTTCAGTTATTGACTTTAAGATCAACGGTGCAAAAGCAAAACTAGCATCTAGTTTTTTCAAGCGAGTAGAGACAATATTACAGCTTGAAAATATTAAATACGATAAAGAAGTTGTTGCTGCCGTTATCACAAAATATTTCCCAGACAATAGAAGAATCTTAAATGAATTACAAAGATATTCTGTATCAGGAGTTATTGATAAAGGAATATTAGGAAATGTTACCGAAATTCAAATTGAAGATTTAATTAAAGCGATTAAAGAAAAAAACTTCGGTTCTACTCGAAAGTGGGTAAGCAATAATCTAGATAATGATCCTTCTAAAATTTTTAGAAAATTATATGACGTTTTGTTTGATAAATTTACACCAAATGCAGTTGCCGCATTAATTGTAATTTTAGCAAAATATCAATATCAGTCATCTTTCGTCGCAGATCAAGAAATTAATCTTATGGCGTGTTTAACTGAAATTATGTCAGAATCCGATTTTAAATAAAGGAAATTCATGAGTTATTACACAAAAATAAGTGATATGGGTATTGCAGGTGAAAAAATAATCATTAATTATTTAAGCGAACAAGGATGTAAAATTATTCATTCTGTTGATAAATTTGATTCAGAAAAAGATTTATTGTCTGACGGACTTAAAGTAGAAGTTAAGACTCAAGTTCCATTCTTAACAGAGAACGCATTTTCGATTAAAGAAAATCAATTAAAAAAATGTAGAGCAGTTGATTCATTATATTTTATTTCCGTTCCTTCATCGAAATATGATGACAAATGGGCAGGTTGGATTTTCAAAGCAGACCCTAAGAAGTTTATAACAAGAAATAAAAAAACAAGAGACGGTAGAAAAATGATTTTGATCGACAGAGATCAAGAATTTTTAACTCCTATAAAGAAAATTGAAGACAAAGAAATAAAATTATTAAAATCACTTTCTGTATCGAATTATTAATATGCCAGATATATTTCAAGAAGTTTTACCATCAATCTTAACTACAAAAAAGAATGTATTTGATAGTGATATCGATTATTCATCATATGAACCATTTTTAATAAACAGAGCTTTATCATATCATTCTGATTGTTTGTTTCATTCTAATTTATTAAATATGTATCATTTTTTAGATAATGATATGCAATATGCTTATTATTTAAATAGCATTCGTTCATCTAAAAGAAATCACAAAAAATGGAATAAGAAAGAAAAACTATCTAAAGAATTTATGGCAGTAAAAGAATATTTTTCTTATTCAAATCAAAAAACTGAACAGGCTATGGAAATTCTATCAAAAGATCAAATAGATTATATTATGAAGTCTACAGATAAGGGTGGCGTAATAAAATCATCTGAAATTAAATAAAACTAAATATATTCATAAATGTTCATAATATAATAGGAATAAAAATGAATGATGATGATATTTTTTTAGGTCACGGCGTTGAAATTTATTTGAATGAAAAAGATGACTTTCTTAAAGTTAGAGAAACTTTAACCAGAATAGGTATAGCATCTAGAAAAGATAATACACTATTTCAATCATGTCATATTCTACATAAAAAAGGTAGATATGCAATTGTACATTTTAAAGAATTGTTTTCTCTTGATGGTAAATTTTGCGATATAACAGAAAACGACATATGTAGAAGAAATGCAATCGCTAAATTATTAGAAGATTGGGATTTGTTAAGCGTAGTGTATAAAGATGATATAGTAGATGTGTCACCTTTACACCTTTCGCAGATAAAAATTTTATCACATAAAGAAAAAAAAGATTGGACTTTGACACCAAAGTACAGTATAGGCACAAAAAAGAACAATTAATGTTGTTTTAATGATACACATATGTTGACATGCTAACATATTGCATATATAATGATCATATGTACTAGAATTATGGTCTATCATTATGCAACAACAAAAAAACTCTAAACTAACTTTAGTAAAAAACAAGTTTAATCAAGACTTGCTATACACTTCGCCTGAATGGCCGATGAAAGAAATTGACGGTGTTCAATTTATTTCTGTTAAAGTTCGTCCACATGATTCGTATCTTAAACTTATTCGTAAAGATCAAATCGAAAAAGTTAAATAAATTAATCATGTTGATTTGTTAAAAACTATACGGGAGTATCTCATTCGGCTTCTACCCGAACGTTAATCGAGTAATTGGAGTATGCAGGTTCGAATCCTGTCTCCCGTACCATTTTATTTAAAAACATAAGCCCTCAAAAATCAGCAAAATGGATGAAAAAATATTTTCCAGAGATTTATGAAAAAAAATGTTTTAAGGTTTATAGAAAATAAAGAATTGCTCCTCTAGCTCATCGGTCAGAGCAGGAAACTCATAATTTCTTGGTACCGTGTTCGATTCACGGGGGGAGTACCAAATTCTTTATAAAAACACATTATTATAAATAATCTTGTGTTTAATAAAGGAGTATGATATGATAATAGTAGAAGAATGGATTAAAGAATCTAAAGATGTCAGAACTTCACATTTAAGATTATCCGAATCTTGTGTCGAACGAGGTGGCAATAGTACAGTACATCGTGGTGTTTTGGCTCAGTATTTAAATACTAATATGCCAAGTAAAGTTGATTTATGTCATGCCTGTAACAATGATAAATGTTCTAATCCAAATCATTTATATTGGGGAACAAGGAAAGAAAATATTCAAGATGCTAAAGATTATGGCACATGGAAAAGTCCTTGGGAACGTGCGGTTGAAAAATATGGTTATGATGAAGCTTGTAGGATGAATAGTAGAAAAATGATAGGTAACAAAAACGCAGTAAAATGATTTTTGGGGGTATGGTGAAATTGGTAGACACACTTGGTTTAAGCCCAAACGCTTCGGCATGAGAGTTCGAATCTCTCTACCCCCACCAAAAGGATATATTATGAAACAGAAATTTATTGATGCATATATGGATACAGCAAAACGATTTGCACAATTATCCACAGCAAAAAGACTGCAAGTTGGTGCGATTATCGTAAAAGATGAAAGAATTATTTCTATTGGATATAATGGAACGCCTCCTGGATGGGATAATGTTTGTGAAGATGAAGTTATTAATCGTATAGTAGTAAAATCAGATGAAATTGGTACTTCATATCCTATAGAATACACAAAAGAATTAAAAACTAAACCAGAAGTGATTCATGCAGAAGCTAACGCCATCGCAAAATTGGCTAAGAGTAATGAATCTGGTAAGGATTCAGTTATGTTCCTAACTCATGCACCATGTATTGATTGTGCTAAACAGATATTTACTGCTGGTATAAATAAAGTATATTTTGGTGAACATTATCGTTCGACTGATGGTTTGGATTTTCTAAAAAAGTGCAACGTAGAGGTAGAACATGTATATAGAAGTCACGAATTGCAAGGATGATAAATTAGTAAAATACATAAAAAAAGCACTAGAATTCTACGGTGAAAAATTAATGACTAAATCTATGTTGAAAAACATATCTGTAGAGATAAGATTTGATCACGCATTAAAAGAAATGGGTGGAGTAACAATAGAAGGCTACAATAAAGCAAAAAAAGCTAGAAGTTTTTTAATTGAAGTTCACACAAATTTAGGCGTAAAATCAATTTTACATACATTAGCGCATGAAATGGTACACATTAAACAATTTGCTCGTGGTGAAATAACAGACAAATTGAACACATGGCACGGAAAATATGTAAATTGGCATAAAGTAGATTATTATGACTTACCTTGGGAAATCGAAGCATATGGCAAAGAACAAGGTCTGTTCAATAAATTTGTAACAAAAGAAAAACTATGGGAAATCGTAGACAATATTGGTATCCCAGATAGACCACCCGACAAAGAAAAGATGGGTTGGAAAAAATAAATTTAACAAAAACTTAAAAATTAACATTTACGTGTATAAATAAACATATGAACATACTAAACTTTAAACCTTCGCATGAACAGTCAACATATCGCCCAAGCAATTGGTCAGCGATTGGCTTTGATTGTGTCCTTGGGGTTTGTGTCTAGATAAAAAGTAGTTCTTTTAAATTCACAACCCCTAAGACCAAAAAACTTAGGGGTTTTTTCTTTATGTGTTGTAAAAATGTAACAAATTAAAAATAGTTGTTGACGTACAACACGTATTATGTAATAATGTAGTCTGTAGTAAACGCTCTTTAAAAATTTAAGTAGTAAATATGTTAGTGTGTCGCCTAGTGGTCTAAGGCCCTGGTCTTTGAAATCAGTATCGTTGGTTCGAATCCAACCACACTTGCCATATTGAAATGCATTCGCCTGTCAGATGGACAGTATGTTACGGTCGTAGACTTAGCTAATCTACCCTGTTTAGTACAGCGTAATGAATGTATTTCAATATGGTAATGTGTAGGCTGATACACAATCGTTGAAGTAAGCTCTCAACGAAATGACTGAGGAGCTAACTATGGGCAAATTTGAAACAAACATAGGAGCCGCATACAATTCTAGATATGTATGTGGGTTGTCAAGTCGGAGATCAGCACCGACACCATATTGAAGTACACTTAACACCTTCAGGACCCAGTGGTCGCCATGTAGTCGGTTGTGTGTACACCTAGTGTACTTCAATATGGTATTAACAAATTGGGTGGTTATCTATCCGGGGATGATAGCTCTGTTTTGAAAGCAGATGGAACCGAAAGGTCAGGGTTTCGATTACGCCAGCCACCCGCCAATTTTTAGGAGAACGATATGCCTTCAGTATTTTTAGTAAGTGATACCCACTTTAGGCATGACTTTTGAAATTTTATAAATAGTTGTATATTGAAAGGAAATATAACTATGAAAAATAAAACTATAAAAATATGCCCAGTTTGTTCTACCGGATATAAAACATCTGCAAAAACTTGTAGCAGGAAATGTTCTGGAATATATCATAGTGGGTCAAACAACCCAAACTATGGTAAAAAATGGACAGAAGAACAAAAACAAAAACAGGGTGAGATTGTAAAATGTAAAGTGGATGATGTTTACCGTCAAAGGTCTGGATCTGCAAATAAAGGTGTTAAGTTTTCAAAAGAACGCATAGAATCTATGCATGGACATAGAGAATCTAGTTCATATTCTAGACCACATTCCGATGATGTAAAAAAGATCATCGGAGAAAAATCTAGAAAAAAATTTACTGAGGAATATAAACAAAAATATAGACAAAAATTTATTGATCTTGGATATTGGATTAGTGATGAAGATAAAGATGACTATTCCATATACGTTGAACATAGTGAATGGATAAAACCTATGTGGGATTTAGCTGATAAAACTCTGTTAGAAACTATTGGAATTTTTAATTCTAAGACTAACAGAAAAGGATTGGTTAGAGACCATATGTTATCTAGAAAATTTGGTTTTGATAATGGAATATTTCCAGAAATTATTAGACATCCAGCTAATTGCCAAATAATCACACATAGTAAAAATTCTAGTAAACGAGAAAAAAGTTGTTTAACTTTTATTGAATTATGTAATAGAATAGAATTGTATGATAAAACATGGGAAGAGCAAGAAAATGTTCTTCAATTGATTAATAAATGGAAACTCGGTGAACGATTTTCCGCTAACGATTATAGGAGGAAGTCAAATGCCAGCAGTATATCTAGTATCTGACACACACTTTCGGGCATAGTGGTGTATGTCGTTTTACTCATGGTGATACAGATGTAAAGATTAGACCATGGACAGATCCAAATGAAATGGATGAAGCAATGGTTAAACTCT